TAATGTATCAAGAATACAGGTTGTACCGTCCTTTTTTGTATGAATAAAATATTCTCCATTAAATTTTGTATTATTTCGGGTTTTTAATTCAACAAATAATTTATGATCTGCACTAAAGAAATCAAAATGTGCAAATTGTTCTGAATCATGAATTAAATTCGTCTTAAATATCTTATTTAAATCTGGATGAGATTCTTCTTCGGATTGTTTCCCAATTTCATAATCAATATCAAATTGAGTCATTCTTTAAAATATAATATAAAAAAAAATTAATGATTGAACGAGCTTAATCCTTATCCTTGACATACACGGAATCCATCGTTGATACATCATGTCCAGTTATATGTGACATCTGTTTCTTTTCTTTATTTGAATCTGCGAATTTATCACTGAGAACAATTTTTCTAATCATAGTGCTGGAAATTGACTTATCAAGATAATGCTTTGACGTCTTTATTAATAATTGAGAAATTGCATTCCGATTAATTGCTTGTCCATTGAAATTTGTGAATATAACATCTCCATTGCTCTTCTTTGTTAACTTAATATACATTCTAAGGATCTTTTCTAAATCCTTGGGTACATCTATGATCTTATTACCGTAAGTCTTATTCGTCTTATAATTTGTGAGTAAAATAAACATTTTTGATTTTTCTCTAACAAGATAATTTGTTTCTTCATTTTCACTTAATTTATTATATTCTGCTTTACTGATAAGCTTCATTTCGGCCATGTCATTACGAGTCGGTAATCTTACTAAGAATGAAAACAGAGTGTATGCAGTGAGTAATTCAAGATCATTTTTTGTTATATTTTCCTTTTTCTTGATTCGCTCTTTTTTAATTTCATTCTCCATTTTTGATAACATCTTTTGAATTTCACTGAGTTCAACAAAATTATCCTTTTGCTTTGCAGATATTTTGCCAGAAATTTGTTCTTCAGAATATTTTTGATTTAATGAATCCCGAATAGTGACATATTCTTTAATTAAATCATCATATTGTTTTTCATGATTTAGTGCCATTAGTAATACTATGATACTATTGTAATAATTCCTTTGAGTTGTGAAATGTGTATTAGAAATTTTCTCTTTTACTGAATCAAAATCAGATAAAAAATCCCATGAATTAGTTTCAAATAAATCTTGTAATCTCTTCAATTGCACTTCATATTGCTTCACTGTATTTGGCTTTAGTTTCGGTCTCGCCTTTTGAATATCAGCAGATACGTTTTCAGATTTAATGTTCATATTTATATAATATCTATTTAGATTTATTTTTAAATATAAATAAATTTAAAAATATGCGTTAAAATAACGCATTTTGTTAAAATACAAAATCATGTTTGAAAAGAATATTAATTATAAAATACTTTATGAAATTAGAAATGCGTTAAAATAACGCATTTGTATTTTCTATTAAGCATTGTATATCTCAAAAAATCCATTGCTTAAACGACCAACTCTAATGTATTCACAGAAGCAACGCATCAAATTGAGAACTCTTCCAGAATCTGGGAAATCACCAGATACATGAACTTCAATGCCACGCTGACCAACACGACCATTGGTTAGACGAGTTGCAAGATAGAACATGTGTCCAGACATAGTAGCACTTTGATCGCGACCTTGGAATGTGCGAGTAGTGATAGCACCAGCAACTGAACCACAATCACTAAATTCCTGACGAGTAATGAATGGAACACCTTCGGACTGCTGGAATATAGAGAATAGACGAGCAATATTATCAACATCTGAAGTAAATTCAAATCTATCATTGTACCGAACATTGTATTTAACACCACCACTAACACCATCAGCACTAACAAACGGAGCCATACTGTTATTCTTACCGAAAATAGTATCTTCATCTTGATCATCCGCTGCTAACAGAGTAATAATACGCGGAACCATCCGATTCGCCATACCAAGATTGCGAATAACAGTTGAACCAAGCTGAGTTGGACTCGTAGTGTGTTCAACAAGTCTGTAATCAACAAACGAGAAATTCATGTCCCTGCCACGTCCCATGGCGAAACGATCCATTTCATCGCTACTTCCATAGAAGATATAGTCTGCACAGAACTTAAGTTCATCCCGAACAATTTCACACGCTAAATCTGCTGAAATTCCATTGGTAATCTGAACACGTCTTTTGGTCGTTGGTTCAAAAGTTAATTCAATATTAATTGGTTCTTTAATGAGATATAAGGGAAGCTGATTGACCTTTAAGAAAGGAAATAGATCACTTAAATCAATACTGTATGAAGGACATTCATCTGGTTTTGTACCATCCATTATTGCCCATGATGGTTGTTCTAAACTTGAACCAGTGGAACTATATTCAACACCATTATCAAGACCATATGAATTAGCAAAAACCTTTGAATCATCGTTGTAAATGAAATCATGATTCATAAAACGACCAGTCATATACATTTCACGCTCACGATTGTTTTCATTCGTAATGAGAGATGATTTGACAGCATGAAGAGATGCCCACGAATCAATTTCATTAAGAGTCTTGTTACCAATCTTGAGAACCGCCTTCTTGACAATCTGACCAATACCAACATGCGGTTGAAGGAAAACATTAGTCTGACCAGCAGCAGGTTTAAGTGCTACGAAAATCTTTGAATGAGAGTGCAGAAAACCCTTGTTCTGGAGCGTAAAACGACAGAACCCATCTGTATTAGCAGCACCCTGCGAGAATACGACTGGTTCAAGTAGATCAGTCTCTAACTGCTGTGTGTAGTTAGCAGGGATCTGATCAAGCATGAGAAAGTTCGGAATATCAATATCATCGGTCGGAATATCAGCATCATCGGAAGACATATTTAATTTATAATAAATCTATTATAAAAAAAACAAAAAAAAATTAATTAATTTAATTGATATAGAAAATATTTATTTGATCAGTTGCGTAGTTGGACGCCCTGCGGAGAATATAAGAGTTGTGCCTTGGACTTAATGAACATATAACACCCGATGGGATTGTCACTCTTAAGGTCAGAGTCAATAGATAGACCCCACTGCTCATCTCGGAAGTCATCCCCACTCTCCCCAATTCCATACTTCACCGCTAATGCATAGACACCACCGCCTTCAGCAATATTCATGTAAGAATCTTCAGCAGTAGCACCAGTAGTCATATTGTAATTTCTATTCATATTAACTGGAGAAATTGAAAGTCTCTCCATTGAATACTGTTTATCTGGAGAAATAGCTTGTACAAGATTCTTCACTAACTGCGGATCAACAACTTTAGAAGTAGTGTTTGTAGCATTCACAATATTTGCGACATAATCAAACTCCGCAGGGTATTTAGCACCACCCTTTAACCACTGAACTCTGCGGATTGGAGCGAGTGCTGTGATACTTGAACCATCACCGCTTGGGAAGGTTGTTGCTTGACCGTCTTGAGTAAGAGTATTAATATTAGATACTGGCATGAAAGTAACAAATGCCGAAATAACATTCTGTAGAGCAAGAGAATACTGAATCTGAGCATTCGTAGAATTAATACTGGAGTATAGAGAAGTGATAGTATTAAATTCATATGCTCCTTCAGCACCACTCGGCGTTCCAGCAGGAATATCACTAATTTCACAAGTTAACTTGAGATTAGTTAGTTCGTAGTGAGCATCACCAATTCCAGCAGTAGAACCATTCGTATTGAATAATACATTAGAATCGGGTTGAAGTAAAAATTCTAACTGAATACCACCAAAAGCATCTGGTCTTAAATCAACCATCTGTCCAGACTGTAAAAATCCACAAGGAACGTGGAAAGAAAATTCATTTGTCTGAGAAACAGCATTAGAAGCATTCTCCATGACTGCCTTACGGAAAGCCGTCGCATTCGGGTAGATTAAACACGACTGCTGGAGATGTCCAAGTTGGTCTTGTAGAGAACTCGTGCAAGCAAGGTATGAATTCATAAACTTGGAATAATGACGAATATTTTCGCAGACCATCTTGGAGCGATTAGCACGAATCGTTAAAGATTCAATAACATTGTAAATACCAAGACGATTATTCATTGTAACATTATCACCATCAATTAAACGAGTTGGATTGGTGAGATTGTCTTTATAAGCATTGAAATTTCCAACAATTCTTATTGTGCTCGGATCAAGCATGCCATCTTGTGCCGATACAGTAAATGAAAGAACTGGGAAACCATTCTTGAAAGATATCTTTCCATCAGCGGGAATGTTTTCCGGCCTGATCTCTATGTAACGCGACGTCATTGACTTATTTATAATATTTAAATTATAAAAATATCAAAATTAAATTATTAAAAAATTATTGAAAGTGATTTGCTTTGATTCTTAACTGAATTATATATTTATAACATAATGCTTCCTTTTTTGTTTTAAAACATTTATTTATTTTATATTTTTGATAAAATACTCTCCAAGATCCATTTTCTCTTTGAGATATATTTTTAAAACCAGATTTATTGTTTTTAAATATTCTTCTGTTTTGACAATTTATACTTCTATCACACCATCTTAAATTAGATAAATCATTATTTGACGGATCACCATCAATGTGATCTACTTCTGGATAATTATTTGGATTTGGAATATAATGTTCAGCAAGTAATCTATGAAGTCTAAATTTTCTTTCTCCATTTTCATTCGTTAATCCAAGTCTTAAATAACCAACCGATTTATCTACATGAATTTTCATAAATCCTTCTTTTCTTCCTTTTGTTTTTTTACCCCATATACGACCATCTGGATATATCAGATAGTTTGGATAATCTTGAATTTCCATGTTTTAACAATAATATTTAGAGATATATTTTTAAATCAAATTTATATAATGACTGAACTTTGTAAACTCGCTGAAAAATATATCGTTGATAAGACACCAAAATATAATCATTATTATACAGAAGAATATGATAAGATTTTGAAAGATAAAAAATACTCATGTATGCTTGAAATTGGAATCGGTTATCAAGAACTAATGAAAAAATTCACAAATGAAAATTATAAGTCTGGTGCATCTTTATTTATGTGGCGAGACTATTTTAAGGATTGTATTATTCATGGAGCTGATATTAAAGAATTCAATATCAATGAAGAGAATATTAAAATTCATCAATGTGATCAAAGTAAAGTAGATTCATTAGAAATTATGATGAATACGATTGGTAATGTAGACTTTATCATTGATGATGGAAGTCATGTACTTGAACATCAAATCTTAACATTTCAAACACTGAATAAATACTGCAAAGATATTTATATCATTGAAGATGTTAAACCAGAAAATTTACAGACTCTTTGCAGTTTAAGTGATGATAATTGGATAGTTAGTTCATTTAAACATTCTAAAGATACACAAGGATTCGTATGTTTTCAAAAGATAAATCGGCAAAAAATACTTTATATTAATCTTGATCAAAGAACTGACAGAAGGAATCATATTGAGAAATTATTTCCAGAAGCGGAAAGAGTATCAGCAATTAAAGATAAAAGGGGTGGATATTTCGGATGTGTAAGATCTCATATCTTATGTTTAAGAATCGCTATGGCGAGAAGATATGAAAGTGTTATTATTCTTGAAGATGATTTTAATTACAAAGACAATAGAAGGCTTCAGACCATGGATATTCCAGAAGAATATGACATGCTTTTGTTATCAAATCTGATTAAATCTGAAAAAGATATGACAAAATATAATGATAAGTTTGACAGAGTATTTAAATGTGTTTGGACAAGCGGTCATTTAGTTCATAACCGATTCTATCAAAAATTAATAGATGTTTTTGAAGAATCATTAAAAGCATTGGATAAAGAAAATAAACATTGTAATTATCTTGATGTTTATTGGTCAAAAATATTTCCAGATCATTTAATTTTGAAACATAAAAACATGATTGGAACTCAATTAGAGAATGATTTTAGTGATATAAATAATAGAGTAGTTAAGAGAACAAATTAATTTATTGTACTACTTCCACGCTGCCATCACGAATTACTAAACGGCGGATATGAAACACATACGAGTTAAAGAGTTTCGGTTTGCTCGGGGCAGTTCCCGTCTGGTAACGGGCAATTACAGCGAGATCCTTACCCCTTAAATCCATGACACCATTCTGAGAACCAGCTGAGAAACTACGACCGAATACAAAGTTAGTCATGAATTCAGTGAAAGACCTTGGTTTGATACCAGCGTTATCAAGAGTCTTCTCTAATTCATACAGATGCATCGCATCCAGACTATTCTTTGTAGCAATTTTCTTGGTAGAGATTTCACGAGACGGAACTCGCTTTCCGTTAATCGTGTATTGAATGCTGGAGAGTTCATCACAGATACCGGTGTATGCCGACCGAGTAGATGCGATACATACATCTTGTGGATTCTTTGTTGCTGCTACAGCACCAAGATGACTTGTTCCTTGGATAATATAAGTTCCAGAACCAGAAATCAACTGGGCGGATGTATAAACACTGGAATCCTGCGGAACAACTAATAGAGATTTAGCACGACTATTCTGTGCGAAAATCTGGAATGTAGTCTGTCTATCAGTTGCCAGTATGCTATGCTTGTAATTTGTAGTTGACATGATATCAAACTCTATTGCCCTTCCTTCACGAACTTTATTAATCATACCAGCTTCATACTGTGGATCAAGGATGACTTGAGAAACGATTAATGCTACATTAGAAACTTCATAACTGGCATCATATGTAGCAGCGTCTGCAACAGCAGTAGAATACATAACATAATCATCAGATGTGATATCAGAACCATTATTTGTAATACTTGCGTCACATACAATTTCAATTAATCCAGCACCACCATTAGCAGCAGCAGAAAGATTAATTTCACTGATTTTAGCGACTGCAGATAAAGTAGAACCACTGCCATTATTGCGTTCATGACAGAATTTAAAAGTTTCACCAACAACAAATGGAAACCTTGCGACTCTGTCAGAACCACCGAGATTATTTAGATCACTTACATAAAAAGTGGTTGTTGCCGAACCATTTGCCCAGTCATTTGGCGTATCCGAACCATTTAATGAATGAAAGTGTGGATTTAGTGGAGTTCTTACATCACGCATAACACTATCTAACTGCTTGATAACATACTGTGCTTCATTCAAATCAATTTCAATGTAAAGACCATTGGTCATCATGACTGGAAAGATAGATACTGAATCAGCAAAGATACCAGTGTGTAAAGGTAGAGTTATCTTCGCGTTTAAGAAATCAGCATCAGAGAAAGCAGTTGCTTGATTACCCGAAGTCTTCTTAAAGAAGGGGTTTGTAACAGTGTTTGCCATTCCTGTCTTGGTCGTGCCCAAGTCACCGCGATTATCGGGTTGATGAACAGCGCAGCACTCAGTCAATGCACGCATGTTTTCAGTATTCTTATCTTTATCATAATCATACTTGACAGATACATATGTTGCGTAATCAGCAATCTCTTCAAGTAACTGACCACGAGATCCATCATAAATTCTAATATTCTTAATCAGAGTAGATGTACACTTATCTAACTGAAGACGAGTTGGAGTAGCACCCGAAGGTAGAGATAGCTTCACATTAAACTGAAGATAAGTCTCGCGACCATCCATGAATTTAGTGGAAGGATCTACAAAGATCTGAACCTTCTGACCGGGAGAATATGAAAGTCCATTCTCCGAAGGAACTGAAATCTTCTTCTCGCCAACTCGTGCCGAATCATCTGCAGACCAATATGTTGACATTTAATTTTATAATAGTTAAATTATAAAAAAATTAAAAAAATAATTATTAAAAAAGTTACCGAAGGGTTGCTGTGCTTATTGAGTTCTTCCAGTCGTAACAGTTGTTGGTGCTGCTACTGCCATTGGTTTCTCGGTTTCTTGCTGTTGCTGTGTCTGTAAATCAGACGCTTGTTTATCTTCATCTAATTTTTCACCAACTGTATCAGTGAGACCACTCGCTAAATCAAGAACACCACCAATGAGTTTAGCGGGTGGAAAGAATGTTCCGGCTAAATCTCCAATAGTTCCACCAATCTGTAAAAGATTACTCGCTTTTTCCCAATTGTTATTTCCTTGGATACCACCATGGGCAATGTCTTCATATAAATCCATACCACCAAGTGCTGCTGAACCAAGAACACCCACTTTACCAAGAGCACCAGATACCTTCCCAGCAATACCACCAGCAGCATCTTTAGCAGCAGCAGCACCTTCTAAAGTACTAGTCAGACCTTTTCCAACTGCAGATGTCGCTGATTTAGCAACATCAGAAACACTTTCAGCAGCATTCGCACCTTCAGAAATCGCTTCACCCCCTGCTTGTGTCGTTGATTTTGCTTGATCTAAAAATCCACTTGCTTTACTCTGTGCTTGCTGTTTCAGATTATTTACTGTATTTTGAACTGGATTCGTTCCAAGTGCTTTTCCAGCAGCACGATCAGCATAATATTTATTAAATTCTGCGACTTTACCGGGAATATCTTTTGCTGTCCAAAGATTAGTCGCTTGAGTTTTAATCGCTTGGATTGTATCTGCCGATTTCTGTGCTTCTCTTAATCCTTGAATCTGATTCAATACATTGTCATTATGTTCTTTTACACGATCATTAAAATCACGAACTTGTTGCATTCTGGCATTACCCATGGCGACAGCAGCACCATTGACACCAAATAAATCACTCATTTTTATAAATTAATAATTATTTAAATTTTGAAAAAGAAATAATTAATCAATTTCTAATTCTTGCTCTTCTGTATCTCTTGTCGGCCATATTTTAGTTTCATGTCTTATATATGCTTCAGCTGGGTTCTCAGATAATTTCAAATATAAAAATGAATATCTATCTTTGTGTGCTTCTTCATATAATTTAATGAAATTATCATGACCACCGACCATATCTCCATACTCTTCTGCGATCTTTTCTAATTCCTTAATGTTCTGTTGTTTGCAGATGATCACGTCTTGAGCGTTGTTCCGAATCATACCAGATACAGCACGGAAACTCTGAACTGCGATAATATAAAAATCAATATAATGTCTGAATCTAGTACTAAAGAATGATACTTGATTTGTTTTCTTAAAATCTTTTGTTAATACATCGTCCATGACAAGAGCATAAGTTGGTCGGTCTTCTTTATTTTCATATTGACCTTGAGACTGTTTTATATTTTCAATAATATTATCGTCGTATCTGTCGGTACAATCAAAGTGTTTTGATAATATTTTACCTTTGTTATCTGTATGAAGAGTAGTTGATACGAATTTCACAACATCAAACTTGTCTTTATAAAATTGATCGTTGCAAAAATAATTCACTAAAAGGTTACTCTTTCCGCTACGAACTGAACCAATGATTAAACAGAGACTTGGCATCTGGGGTAAATTTGGATGAATGTCAGCGAACTTTTCAGAAGGTGCTTCATCCTTCACTTTAAGAACTTTTGGTACAGAATTCTTTTTTATTTCTTCTTGCTTCTGCTTCACTTGGGCTTTCTTGGGCATTATATAATACTTATTATATATATTTATTTAAAATTTTTTTATTTCTTTTAACCAACATTTCACATAATCTTTTATCATCCTTTGGAGTATATCTCGGTTCTCCGCCAACATTATAATGATTAAACTCTCGTAACCAATTACCCCTTTTACCATATAACTGATACATATGATCGTCACAGAACCATGCATGAATCTGTGGCGGAAATACCCATCCGAACATCTTATAATGTTTTTTATGAAGTAAGAACTGAGTTGGAATTTGATCATTGTTACTGTATCCAGCTGAATAACCGATATTATTGTTTTCTTTTAATGCTTTCAAAAATACTCTTAACCAAATTGGATTCTGATCAAATCTGATATCATCACCACAGACTTGAAAATAATCAAATCCATCATTGATACATGAATTCGCTAAACAGTTCCAAATATGAGTTGGCTTTCCCTTAAATGTATCTTCAAATTTAATCCATTTTAATGAAAGGTTATCATATGATTCTGGTAAAGAAATATTACTGTATAATTTATCATCTTCATCATATCCAATATAAACTGTAATATTATAATCTTTACTCAGTTTAGTGATACTCGGTAAAAGTATTTGATTCAAATAAGTATCTCTAAAATTTTTCCAATCACGTTTATTACTCGTTGATGGAACAATAAATGCAATATTCTCTTTTGTATCAGTAAATAGATTATCTAAAGGTAGAGTCATTATAAAATTTGAAATAGACTTTTTATCATTGAAATTTATAACAGACTTATTATATGATGG